TGGCGACATCACGGTCACCAAGAAGGCCGGCATGGACTTTCTCTGGATCGTGTACGGGGACGAGGTGGACCAGAACTTCCCGGTCAAGAAGCCGCGATACGTCTACGTGGACCAGGTCTACCCGCGAAAGAAGTTCCTCGACCTCAAGTTGCCCGGCGGGCGGTGGTGGCCGCGGTTCTACCTGTCGGGCGGCAACACGTTCGAGCACCCGATCAGCGACGAGAAGAAGAACAAGGCATGAGCAACGCATTTCGCCGGGTGCGGCCCGGCGAGCCGGTGAAGATCGCGGCGACGGCGTGGAACCAGGTCATCGACCAGGTCCGCGTTCGGCCGCAGTTCGACGCGGAGTCGAGCGATGTGCCGCAGGTCAACCACCGCGTCCGGGTGCGAAACTTCACGACCGGCCCGCTGGAGCGGTGGGGCGTGCTGCAGATCAACGCGATGCTGGAGACACCGACGGGCACGACGGGGCCGGCGGCCGACTCGTTCCAGTCGTGGCCGGGCGTGGTTGGGGTGGTGCCGGGCCAGAGCGACCCGGACGGGCCGGTGGGCTATGTCGTGGCCGTGGAGCCGATCGCGGCCGGCGAGATCGGCCAGGGGGCGATCGCCGGGGTGGTCCAGTCTCGCGTGGTTGTGCGCTGCGAAAGCCACCGATACGCCCGCCCGGTTAAGGACCAGGCCGGCTACATGGAGTCGGCGGACGCCGGCCCCTTTCGCCAACTGTGGCGCGGCACGGGGGTGTCCGGAGTGACCGGGGCGTGGTCGCTGTTGATGTTCAGCTCGGAGACCGACCCGACCACGATCGAAAACTACTCCACCGGCTCGGTCCAACTGCTCGGCCACGGCAAGCCGACCACCGGGGCCAGCGGCTGCGACGCCGGGCTCCAGTGGTACAGCGTCACCGAGTGCTCGGGCACCCCGTCCTATACGTCGAGCTACTTTTTCTGAGGTCACCATGCCCGAAGCATTTCGCTCCTACGCATACAAGCTCTCCACCACCGGCACGACCTACGTGGCGACCGGGGTGACCGGCACGACGGGCGTGACCGGCGTGACCCTGGTCCGCTCGATCAACGTCGCCAACGTGGACACCAGCAACGCGGCGACCGTGACCGTCCGGATTCACCAGGGGGCGACGGGCTACGCCCTCGTCGCGAACGCGAACGTCTCAACGGGCGTGCGATACCAGGTGCTCGACGCCCCGCTGGCGGTCCGGCAGGGCGAGTCGATTTCGGCGACGGCGTCGGCGGCCGACCGGCTGGAGGTTGTGGTGTCGGCGCTGGAGATCACATGACGTCGATCACTTGGAAGGACGGCGGGCCGCTGATGGTTGGCGGAGCGATCGGTGGCAGCGAGTCGTGCTGCTGCGAGAATCCGCCGCCGCCAGTGTGCGTGTGCTCGGATGGCTGCACATTATTTGCCGAGCTCTCGTCTCCAGAAGACATCGCAGTCAAGACTGCGCCAAGAAACTGCGTGCCGCCATTCGGCGAAGTTTTAGTTTCACGTACGGTGCCAGGTCACCCTTTTACTGAGGATCTTGGGTATGGATTTGATATCTGGAACGACCCATTTCAGCCGCCGCGAAAGGAGTCTCGCGCGCTGCTAGCCGGAAGCTCGGTTGTTCGAGTTGAAAAACGGGGATCGTGGCAAAGGGAACCCGGTGGAGAGCTGGAGTATCTGCAGGCGCGCCTGACTTTGGTGGCGAGTGTCGCGATTGGGTGCGGCGGTGGAGACAATCCCTGGGAGATTGAGGTTAGGCAAATCGTAGACTTCGATATCTTTGATTTCATCGAAGGCACCAGCACAGAGCTGGCAAGCTATTTCCAATACAGCGAAAAGGTTTTTTCTGTTCCTAGCGACTGCTTTTATGGCGACCTTGCCGGCCGCGTCTGTCTCGATCGCAGGCCCACGCCGCAGGACGGCCTGAAGTTTCCGCAGACTCCCATCAGCGTGTCGATCTCGGGACGAACGGTCACTATCTTTGGACAGGAGCACGAACTGGCCGGCGGCAACTGGTTTGGCCCCGGCGAACGGCCGGCACTGGTTGAGTCTGAGATTGACAACTTTTCTGCCGAGTTCCAGATCACCTCCCGCCGCTCCTGCCTATCCGCACCGTGCAACTGCACCGCCGCGGCCGGCACGGAGTGGACGTTCAGCAACGGCACCCGCTCGAAGACATTCACGCACGGCACCGACGATGTGGAGTGGGGCGGAGCGCCGTATTACTGGTCGTGGGATGGGGTCGGCTACTTGGTGCTGGAGATTTTCGACCCCGCGGACTACGTCCCCGGGCTCGGCGGGCTCGTGATCGAGCGGCACACCGTGCAGATCACTTGCGACACGGTAGACGATGTCTCGACATGGATGGCCAGCGTCTTCTCGCAGTGCATCCAATACGACAACGTCCCGCAGATCACGCACGAAACCTATGACGAGTGGGCCGGCGTCCTGGAGTGTGTGCCCGGCTGCGAAGACGAGCACCGTGCGGCTGGGGATCCCGTACTCGATGGAGATCTAGTCGATGTCGAATATCTCGGACGAAGCACCGCAGTCGGCACCACCGAATGCACCCCGCCGCCCCGAATCTCAATCAGCGTCAAGCAGATCGCAACTTGTTGAGCGTTACCGGGCCGCCCGGGCCGCCCGGGCCGCAGCCGAGCCGGTGGTCATGCCCGGGCTCCTGGAGCGGGCCGGCAGTTTCGCACGCTCCGCCGTGCGGCACGTCGCCCAAGGTGCCCCCCGCTGCACCGACGAGCAGGTGGCCGAGCGGTTTGCCATCTGCCAGCAGTGCGAGCACTACACCGGATCGGCGTGCCGAAAGTGTGGGTGCGGCGTGAGCGGCCAACGCGGTCTCGTGTCGAAACTCTCGTGGGCCGGCGAGTCGTGCCCGGCCGGCAAATGGGGGCCGGTTACCGGGGTTGACGCCCCTCCGCAGCCGTAGACACTCGACCAGGTGGACGGCGGTACACCGTGGAGGTGCCGATGGCTGATCGTCTCGTGGATCGGATCGCGGACAGGGTTTCGCGGCTGGGGCGGCGGCCCCGCAACTTCTTCGAGCGGCTCCCGCCGGAGGCCCAGGCCGAACTGCTCGACGTTCGCCGGCGGTTTCAGTCCGGCGAGTTGCAGACCTCCGCGTCGGCTCTCGCCGACCTGCTGATCGAGGAGTCGGCGGCCGACGGGATCGAGTTGTGCGGACCCCAGGGGCTGCGGGTATGGCTGTCCAGAAACGACTGACCGACCGGGTGGTCGAGCGTGCCGAGCAAGCCGACCGGCTCGCGGCCGACGCCGAGATCGCCCGGCTGCGGTCCGAGGTGGCGTCGTACCGCAAGCGGTACAGCGACGCCCTCGCGGCCATCGACCGCGAGCGTGACCGGGCCGACGCGGCCCTCTCGCTCCGCGGGCTGGAGCCGGTGCGGAGCAAGCCGGTCGGCAAGCGGACCGCCAAGCGGCACGCGGCCACCATGGTTTTCATGCTCTCGGACATTCACTGCGAGGAGCGGGTGGACCCGGCGACCGTCAACGGCGAGAACGACTACTCGCTCGACGTGTGCCAGCGGCGGCTCGACGAGTTGCAGCGGCGGCTGTTCACGATGCTCGACCACGAGCGGGGGCTGGCCGACATCCGGCGGATGGTGGTTTGGCTGGGCGGCGACTTCATCACGGGGCACATTCACCCGGACTGCGTGGAGGTGACGCAGCTCACCCCGCCCAACGCGACCAGGTGGATCGGCGAGCGGCTCCGCGGGATGCTCGACGCGATCGCCGAGCGGGTCGAGTCGGTCATCGTCTGCACCAACGCGGGCAACCACGGGCGGAGCACCGAGAAGCTCCGGATCGCCACCGAGCTGGATCACTCGTGGGAGCAGCTCATGTACCACACGCTCGCCCGGGAGGAGCGAAACGCCAACGTCGAGTGGCGGATCGCGACCGGGCACCTGGGCTACGTGGACCTGGACGGGTTCATCTTGCGGACGACCCACGGCCACTCGATCCGCTACGCCGGCGGCGTCTACGGGTTGGCCCTGCCGGCGTCGAAAGCCATCGCGGCGTGGGACGTGAGCCGCCGGGCCGACCTGACGATATTCGGCCACTACCACAACTGGGGTTGGCTCCGCGGTGCCCGCTACGTCTCGAACGGCAGCGTCATCGGCTACTCCCCGTACGCGGTGTTCATCAAGGCGAGCAGCGCCGAGCGGCCCTGCCAGGGGCTCGTGGTGATCGACCACGGCCGGCACGAGGTCACGAAGGCTTACCCGCTGTTTTGCGACGCGGACCTGCGGGGGACCGCATGACGCTTCTCTCCGACGACTACATCGCCAAGGCCACGGCCGACGCTCGCCGCTACCAGGGCCAGTGGTGCGGCACGGCGGGCAACCTTGCCGCACACACGATGCGGCTCATCCGCGAGCGCGAAAGGATTCTCTCGATGCTGCATCTACGCGACGGGGTTCGGATCATCGGCATCGCCGGCCACATCGGTGCGGGCAAGAGTCTGGTGGCGTCCATGATCCCGGATTCCACTCACATTCAATGGGCCGACCCCATATACCGCGGGCTGTCGGCGATGTTCGACGTGCCCGAGGAGGTTTTGCGGGGCCGGGTCCAGAAAGAGGGGGCGATGCCGGGGGCCGAGACCACGGTGCGGCACTGTCTCCGCACGCTCGGCACGGAGTGGGGCCGCGACCTGATCCACCCGGACCTGTGGGTTCGGCTGACGATGCAGCGTATCGACATGCTCGCGGACCAGACCGGGGCCAACGTCTTCGCCATCTGCGGCACGCGGTTCCCCAACGAAGTCGCCGCGATCCGCGAGCGTGGCGGGGAGGTGTGGTGGGTGAGCCGGCCCGGCGATGAGCCGGCCGACTGCCCGCACGTCAGCGATCGGATGATCGGTCGCGACGACTGCGACGTGGAGATCCAGAACGGCGGCACCATCGACCAGCTCCGGGCATCGGTTCAAGCGGCATGGGCGGATTTTCTGCGCGCCCGCGGCGTACCTGAACACCCGTACAATGGTGAATAGAGACCATGGACTCCCTATTTCGCCAGACCGCCCGCGGCCGTGAGCCGCTCGCATCGTCGAGCGAAGCGGGGCACCACGTTCACTACCAGCCGTCGCGTCGGGTTGGGATCGGCTCGATCACCAGCCGCCGGCCCGGGCAACCCAAGCCGCTCACGTTCTACGAAATGCTCGCCCTTCAACTCGGCGTCACGCTCGCCGAGGCCAAACGACTCCACGCTCTAGGAGAGACTCGCTGATGGCCAACTCCCTCTCGGTCGCGGGCAACACCCGGATCTCGTGGTCGCTGTCGGACGCGGACGCCCAGCCGCAGGTGTCGATGTCGGCGCAGCGCTCGTCGGCCCGTGCGATCACCAACGGCACCGGCCCCAACCAGGCCACCGTGGCGTTCACCACCGCGCTCACGATCACGGGCGTCGGGTCGTCCACGATCAACGTGAACGCGGCCCCGGTGACGTCGTTCGGGTTCGCCGGCAAAGCCGTGTTCACCAACATCCGCGAGATGCTGGTCTCGGTGTCCACCGGCCCGACGGGCGGCTGGGTGCTGTTCTCCGCACCGACCGGCACCACGGGGGCCACGGGCGTGGCGGTTCGCGTCGGCGGCCAGCTGCACCTGGTGGACTACCTCACCGGGATCTCGACGGCCACCGGGGCGTGGACGTTTCAGAACGGCCCGACCGGCACGTACGGCGTGGACTTCACCGCGATCGGTCTCGGCTCCTACGCGGACTGACCACATGACCGCTGATTTCAGCCGCGTCGAGCTCTACCTATCGGACGCCCGCAAAGCCGCGGCGGACGGGCTGACATGGGCGGAGTTCGGCGAGCTGCTGGTGGCGTTCCTCAAGATCGCCATGGCCATGTACGACGAGGTCGCGAGCATGACCGGCGAGCAGAAGAAGGCCGCGGTGCTCGCCGGGGTTGGCCGGCTGTTCGACGTGGCCGCCGATCACTGCATCCCGCTCGTGCTCTGGCCGGTGTGGGGGCTCGCCCGCGGCCCGGTCCGGCTCCTGGTGCTGGCCCTCGCCAGCGGTGCCATTGAACAACTTCTCCCGCTCGTGAGGGTCCGATGATCGCTCTCGCTCTGATCGCCGCCGCGGCCGTGGCGTTTGGCTGGCCGCAGCTCGCTCCGCTGGTCGAGAAGGCCAAGGCCGTGGCCCCCGCGCTCACGCCCCGCCACTACGCCGGCATCGCCCTGGTGGCTGCGGCGATCGCGTACGGGTTTGCCCCCGTGGCCGGCCCGGCCCCCGGCCCGTCGCCGGCCCCCGACCCCGGCCCGCTGTCGCTGCGGGGGTTGTTCGCCGGGCCGACCGCCAGCGAAGACGCCGTTTTGGTGGGTGCGATGTGCGATGAGATCGCGGACGAGATCCAGTTTTCGTCGGGCCAGCCGGAGGGCTATCTGGCCACCGGGGTGGCTGTCGATGAGCTGCGGCGGCGGGTCCGCGAGTTTCGCTGCCGGGGTATTTCGATCGGCGACCGGCAGCCGGCCGCCCGGGACGCGATCGCCAAGTTTCTCGAAGGGGCGGTCGGCACGGACGGCGGCCCGCTGAGTGCGGAGCAGCGGTCGGCGTGGGTGGCGGCGTACCGCGACGTGGGGAGGGCGGCGACCGATGCGGCGAAGTAGCGAATGGACGTGGTCGGCGATCGCGTTCGTCGTGTTCGCGGCGGTGCTGGGCACGCTCGTGTCCCGCTACGTGTCGCGGCTCGCGGACAGGGTCGAGACGAACTACGGTTACCTGCCGGACCCGGAGGGGACGCGGGAG